TAAAAAGTAGTTAGAGGCAACCAATATGACACAAATAAATATAAAAGACGAAAGCGGAGATAGGAAGTATTTTACCCAAATACCTAATTATATTGCTAACCACTCCACCGCTAATGATCAGGCGTTATATTTTCAAATGAAACGATATGCAGGAGAAGATGGACAATGTTTTGCAACCCAGGAAACTTTAAGAAAAAAATTAGGAATTGGAAAACAGGCATTTAATAAATCACTGGATTATCTTTTAAAAAAACAATGGATAAAATTTGTCGGATTTACTAGTGGTAAAACGAGACCAATAAAAACATATTCAATAGTTGATATTTGGAAATTAAATGTAATGGAATATGAAGAGATAAGTCCCAAAACAGCAGTATCTTTTGAGAAAGAGATAAGTCCCAAAACAGATGGAGATAAGTCCCAGAATGGCAGTAAGATAAGTCCCAGAATGGCCATAGAAGAAGAACCATCTTTAATAAGAACCAATAAGAAGAATATTCTTTCAACACTTAGCGTTGAAAGAAACAAAGAAATCGGGGAGTTAATAGATTTATTTAAAATCGTGAATCCTTCTTATAAGACGTTGTTCGTTCGAAAAGTTCAGCGCGCCGCGGCTCAAAGAATGTTGGAAGAACGAGGTTGGGAGGAATTAGAAAAAATAATACAAATGCTTCCAAAAACAAACATAATGCAGTTTGCGCCCAAAATAACAACTCCACTGGAATTAGAAGACAAAATGGCAAAACTTATTTGTTTTTGCCAGCAGGAAAAAAGGAAGACACATAACAATACCCCAATAATTTTATGAAACAACAAATCTATTTCTATAAACTATTTCTATTCGGGCACAAAGGGGAGGACGATTATATCTCCCTATCCCAAATCCAGGGCCAGCAACTATCAATGATTTTAGCTACAGATTCGTCAAGGAAATTTATACTGGTCGACGAGAATTTAATAAACACATCCGCGATTGAGCAACTGGCAAAGTCTGAAAGCATGACATACACCACAGATGGAACACAGCAAAAAATACCAGAGTTTAGGGAGATTACCGGTGAAGAAGAAATGGCACAGGAAAAATTCAATGCTTTTAAAAATAAAATTAAACTATTAAAATAATATGGAAAAATTTAATTTTAAAGACATGGAAAAGAGTAAGGAATTCCAGGCGGGTTTAAAAGAATTTAAGGAGGGAAAAATAAAAAACGAATCAGTAAAATGCGGTTGGTATCGGGCAAAAGTTCCTACGAAGAAATGGAATGATTATTATTCAAAGGTCGGATCTTATACTTTTTTGGGAGGAGATAAGAATGATACGTATGTTGGATTTTTAGCAGTAAATCCTCCGGCCGGCTGTTTAGAAATAACAGAGACAGATGAACTGTTAAAAATTGATGCGCATAGGCGGGCAACAAACCATATGCCATTTGTAACTGAAGATAAAAAATATGGAAAATGACAAAATAACAAATAAACATCCGGGAGGTAGACCACTGAAATTCAAGAACGAAAAAGAGCTTCAAAGGAAAATTGATGCTTGGTTGAAGTCCTGCAAAAAAGAGAAGCGACCGTTAACGATAACAGGTCTTGCTTTAGCGCTGGGAACGGGGAGAAACGTGCTAATTGACTACGAAAATCGGGAGGAGTTTTCGAACACTATAAAAAGGGCAAAGCTCCTCTGTGAGAACTATGCGGAGGAATCTTTGTTTTTAGGCAAGAATGTTGCCGGAGCCATATTCAATTTAAAGAACAATTATGGTTGGAAAGAGAAACAAGAGATCGAACATCAAGGAGGAGTTTTTATAAATTTAGATAAATAAAATTAAAAAATAAAAAATATGACAACAAGAATAAATTTTTCAGATTTAGTAAATTTTACAGAAAAACAGAATGAGGCTAACGAAGCCCTCAAAAGGTTTAAATTTGTCCTATATGGCGGGGCTATGGGTGGAGGTAAAAGTTATTGGCTTCGATGGGAATTAGTAAAGTTGTTACTTTATTACTTTCATAAATACAAAATCAAAAATGTTGCAGTTGGTTTATTCTGCGAGGACTATCCGGCTTTGAAAGATAGGCATTTAAATAAGATTAAGTTTGAATTTCCGGCTTGGCTGGGAGATTATTATGCGCAAGACCATAACTTCGTTTTGAAAGAAGATTATGGCGGTGGAATAATTTGTTTTCGTAATTTAGATGATGTCTCAAAATATCAATCAGCAGAGTTTGCCGCAGAGGCTGTTGATGAACTAACAAAAAATACAAAAGATGTATTTGATTTTTTACGAACTCGTTTAAGATGGCCAGGGATAGAAGACACAAAGTTTATAGCCGGCACAAATCCCGGTGGTATTGGACACGCGTGGGTGAAGGATATGTGGCTTAGCCATATTTTCGACAACAATGAGCAGGAAAAGGATAAATTTTATTTCATTCAGGCAAGAGCAACCGATAATCCTCATCTCTCGCAAAGTTATTACATAACCCTTGAAAGTTTGCCGGAACAATTAAGGAAGGCCTTTTTAGAGGGAGATTGGGATTTATTCAAGGGGCAGTATTTCAGTGAATGGAGAAAAGATATTCACGTTGTTGAACCATTTAAGATCCCCTATGAGTGGAAGAAGATAGTTTGTATTGATTATGGATTTGCCAGCCCTTCGGCAGTTTATTGGTGCGCCATTTCTCCGGAAGGATATTTCTATGTTTACAGAGAACTTTATGAGGCACAACTTACGGCCTCGTCTTTGGCTGACAGAATTATTGCAATGACAACTGATAGCGAAAATATAAGGTATTGGGTTGCCGATCCTTCGATATGGAGCAGAAAGGGAGAGTCCGGGTTAAGCGTAGCCGAAACAATGAAAAACACATATAGGGACAAAAAAAGAATGGCTTTGGATCTTGTGCAAGGAAACAACGACAGAATAAACGGTTGGAGAATGGTGCGAGAGTATTTAAAACTTTTTATGGTTGGAGATAAAAAAATGGCGAAGCTGCAAGTATTTAGTACTTGTTATGAATTTATCAGAACCTTCCCAACATTAGTTTATGACGCTATAAAAATCGAGGACTGCGATTCAGACGGAGACGATCACGCCGCAGACTCGATAAGATACGGAATAATGACCAATCCGGCGCCCATGATAGTCGATCCGATGGCATTGAAGCAAAAATTATTTAACCAAAGAAGGAGAAAATATCTGGCAAGCATCAAACCCAAAAAACGTGGATTTTATAGGATGGTCGGATAGAAAAATAATATTTGGTTAAATATAACTAAAAAAAGGTCTACCACTATGAATGAGCAACAATAAAAAACCAGTAAAAATAATTATTCAACATTCCAAAGAAGTTGTGAACTTCGCAGATTTTATAAACGAAGTTTTAGACTTTGAAGAAGAAAGTGAAAAACCAGAGGATAAACAAACGTCCCCCCGAAAATTGGGGTAGGTTCTATACGGGAGAATTAGAAATAAACAATCGGACGTTTGTTTGCTACCGAACTAACAAAAAAGCCCTGCACCGAAGAGAGCTTCTAAAAATACTGAGATTTATTTTACTTCACGCTTATCGATAAAATTCTTCAAATCCTTTTCTTCTATGCGGAACACTCGGGGAGTAATCTTAATGGCTTTCAACTTTCCAGATTTAATCCAGCGATAAACGGTAAAAACAGAAACCTTAAGTTTCTTTGAGACCTGATCCGGAGTTAAAAGATTATCTAAGGGGCTTACCATTATTCAATGTTATTTTTTATTAGCAGTAAAGTCAATAATGTCAACACGAGTTGACATACACTCCTGATGTTTGGTAATATGAAATAAAGAGATAAAAATTAGAGATTATTAAATCAAAATTAAATGAAAAAATGTGTCCTCTATATGAGGGTTTCTAAAAATGACGAAAGCCAAACTCCAGAAAATCAGAAAAAGCCCTTGAAGAAGCTGGCTGAGTCATTGGAGTTAGAAATTATAGAAGAATATACAGATATGGCATCGGGAGGAAATTCAAACAGGCCGCAATTTCAGCGAATGCTAAAAAACGCCAAAGAAAGAAAATTTGATATTATACTTGTTTGGTCGTTGGACAGGTTTTCAAGAGAGGGGATTAGCAACACATTGGGTTATTTAGAAAAATTAGGAAATAGCGGTGTTGCGTTAAAGTCTTTGCAGGAAAGCTGGCTGGATACATCTGATCAAGGAATGGGTAAGTTGTTAATAGCCATTATGTCTTGGGTGGCTCAACAAGAAAGACAACGAATCTCTGAAAGGACAAAAGCAGGGCTTATAAGAGCAAAAGCGGACGGTAAATCATTAGGGAGGCCAAGCGGGGCAAAAGACAAAGGTCGAAGGAAAAAATCGGGCTACTTATTAAGATGGCAAAATAAAAAAGTTTTAGTTTAAATTTATGAGAAGAATTGCCCTCTATTGCAGGGTTTCAACAGACAATCAGGAAAAAGCTGAAACGATTGATAACCAACTGAGAGATTTGTATAAGGTTTACAACAAAGCCGATGTTGTTAAAGTATACAAGGATAATCCTGGTTCTGGTGCAGATCCAGATAGGTCGGGGCTTTGGGAGATGAGGAAAGATGCGCAGAAAAAGATGTTTGATATTATAGGACTTTGGGCGAGCGATAGATTGGCAAGAGACGTTAAGTTATCTCTTATTTTACGAGATGAATTTAATGACCTTGGGGTTGGTATAGAAATAATGGGAAAAGAGAGAGACGACTCGGACTCTGGAAAGTTATTAAGCATTATAGAAGCGGCAGTAGACGAAATGGAAAGAAATAGAATAAAAAGAAGGTTTATATCGGGCAGAGACAGGAGAATGGCTGAAGGGAAATTGATTGGTTGTTATCCACCTTATGGCTATGACCACGTAAGAAGAGATAAGGAAAAGGGGACTGATGCTTATTTCAAAGTAAATGAGAAAGAGGCGAGAATGA